CTCCTCTTTTACAAGATGAGACCCTCTGGCAGTTTATCAAGTTGCTTAGCTTGGTATGCCTCAACCCACCCCTAGGAGCCAAGGTGCTTTCCAACGCACCTTAACTTCTGTCGAGCGCTCTAAACCATAGACGCTCGAGGGCTTTGCCCAGGGGTCGGGAAGGAAGCCTCCCGATGTGGAGAAGAAAATCTGCAATTTCCTCTCCAGGTCCCGTATAGTATTTGCGTACTTCATCTTGGATCCCAAGATGACCGCTCCTGATACCTTACGGCGGAAACGATCCACGCTCATTCTCACTGAGGGTGCGTGCGGTTCGAGCGTTCCGGGTGGGGCTCTAAAATAGAACTCCACCGACCTTATACGACTCACAGATTGCCTGTATCCCTCAGAAAGGGACAGCCGAAGCTGTGCGTCGTCAGACAATGCCAAGGGGCTTAGTAGTTCGAGGCCTTCTGATGCCCATTGGACATCCGAAGCAAGAACTTCTCTAACCCAGCCCGAAGCCGCCCTGTCCAGTAATGACTGTCCAGAGCGTCCAAGGGGGGAAAGTCCTAACCCAATAACCAGCTCGTCCTTTGGACGCTGGCTAAGGTAGGAAAGCCACCTGACATGGTCGGTGCTTGAGCGCTTAGGTGCAATAGGAAGACCTATTCCACCATAAGCCTCAGGGGCACCTAACGGCAGCCCAAGTCTCATGGCAAGCTTCCACGTATAATAATACGGGGATAACTTCCAAAAGAACTTGGGTATACTCCTGGTGGGGCGCGTAGCGTCCCCCCCAAAGGCGCTCGCCTGGGAAACCCAGGTGACATGACCCTTGGAGCCTCCAGGAGGCGCCACCAAGACTGAAGTAGGCCAGAAAGGTACTTCGAACCCGCTCTCAAGCGGGACCTCGGCAATGAGGCCCCGGGTGGGATGGTTGAAGCACTTACTCCACGATAACATCGCGGAGAGCTCTTCTAAGCAGTTGTAATACAGCTGCTGCCGAGCTCTGTGCCATCGAGGAAGAACGGCGTCATCGCCGACTCCCTTCAGCTTGGCCTCGGACGGTTTCAACCCTCTGTACCTCCTACGCCGCTCTTTAGTGGTGTAGGGGTACACCTTGAGTGTCTGCTCTGCGGAACACAGAGAGACTAACATCAAGGGGGGAAAAGATGTGGGATCGCCCATCATCTGCCCCGTGGAGGTAATCGTCCCAGGAAGGCCGTTGAGCATGGATAGCCAATCTGACCACATCTCTAAGATGTGGTCGGCGTGGCCCAGCCCATTCCGGCCTCTTCTCATCCTAGAAGGCTTTAATAAGTCATCATCTAGGAGAGGTGCTCTCGAGTACTCTTCCAGCAAAGCCGATGGTAAAAGATCATCGGGTTTGTTGGAGAGGATTTTCTTCGGTCCGAAAAGCTTTGGAAACCAACGCTTGTAAGGAAGAAGGCAAGAGTAGCGTTCCGCTAACTCTTCGTAAAATCCTCTGGTGAGCCACTCCGGGTGCAAGTCGGTGGCGGCAGTACAGTCTTGGGATTCCCAAGGACCGTCCTCCCCCCGCATGTCAACCCTTAGGTCTCCACCAAGAGCCTCTGAGAATCGCGGGTCCCTGATCATAACATGGTCAGCAACTCGCCGAAGGATCTGTTGGACAAGGTTCACTGCAGTAAGACTGCAGGTTGGAAACCTTGTCTTCAGACCCTTCTCCTCCGCGACTATCGGTAGGATGGGGACATACACTATGGATTCCATAATGTATTCAACCCCTACCCTCAG